AGTTCGCCGACACGTTCGCTGATCCACGGCCAGGCGGTCCCGGTGAACCAGTCGGCAAGCGTCTGCAACCAGACCGGCAGGTTTTCGGCCAAATAGGGGACGGCAGTTTCGGTGATCCAGTTGCCGAAAGCCTTGCCTATTGCCAGCAAAGCCTTCGCGATGGCGGGGTAGGCGACCGTATAGATCCAGACGTGGACGTCAGCCCAAACCGTGACGATCTTCTTGCCTACCTCGGCGAGCCCCGACTGCCATTGTCCGCCCATGAACAGGCCGGCGATCTTGCTGATCCAGCCGCTCAGGCGCCCGAGCGCAGCTTCGACGGCCGGTCCGTACCGTTCGGCCCATGCGCTGAGCACAGGAATCACGTGCTGCGTGATCGCCGAAGTGATCTTCAGCACGGTCGGCAGGAGAGCCGAGCCAATACGTGTTTTCAGGTTGTCGACTTGGGCCGACAGAATCCGCTGCTGATTCGCCAGCCCATCCGAGGTGCGCGCAAAGTCGCCTTGCGCCGCTGACGTCTGTTTGAAAATGAGCGATTGTGCTGCGAGCACTTTCTGCTGCGGGGTGAGCGCATCCTTGGTGGATGAGATGATGCCCATGGCGAGCGCTTCTTGCCGCATTGATGCGTCATCAAGCAAGACGCCATAGCGGCGCATCGGCTCTGCCTCGCCACGCAGCGCCGACCCGATAGCGGCGATGGCGTCCTCGGGCGTGGTGTTTGAGAACGAGGCCAGGTCGCTGGACAGCCCCACGAGGTCGGTCGAGAACTTTGCAAGCGGCGCGCCTGTCAACCCGGCGCTCTTGCCGAACGTGGCGAACGTGGCGGCAGCATCCATCGCCTGCTGCCTGGACTGGCCGAGTCCGGTCGCTGCGCTAGCAGCGAACTCGGTGATCTGGCCGGCTGCGTCGCCGAACAGCACGCCCACCTTGGAGGTGGTTTCGCCCATGTCGGACGCTGCGCCGATCGAATCCTTGAGGAATCCGCCAACTGCCGAAAACCCGGACTTGATGCCGTCGGCGAGCAGGTTGCCGGCGGCGACAGACAGGGCCGATACCTTCGACCCAAAACCCTTGAGCGTGCCGATTGATTCGTCGGTCGCCTTCTCTAGCCCCGACTGGTCGCCGGTGATCCTGATGATCAATTCCTTGGACACGCTGTCACCTCGCCGGCTGCATCATCATCATTCCACCTATCGGTGGCAGTTTCCGCAGCCGCCCGAGGAACTGGTCCAGCTCGTTGCGGGTGAGGTCATCGAGGTCGGCCGGTCGCAGCCCGAACCAGTGCGCCAGTTCGGGCTGCACGTTCACTAACTGCTCTCGGGCTGTCCCCCGAAAGGGCCCGCAGTGTCGTCGTCCTCCACCACCAGTTCGGCGCTGATGTCGCCGTTGTTCTCGGTCCACGCCCGGTCGAGGTCCGCCTCGACTGCGGCGTAGCTGACCGTTTCACCGGCCTGCAACCGTGCCAGGAACATGACGGCAGCTACGCCGAACAGTGCGCCACGCTGCAACGCTTGCAACGCATCGTTCACGGTGATCCCGGCGTCGGTCCATAGCGCACGTTCCTGGGAGCCTTTCAACGCGCCCATGTCGAACCGGTAGGTGACGCCTTCCAAGCGGAACGCGATTGCTTTGCTGGATTTCTGCGGGAGCCGGGGCGGTGGCATGTCGAGCTGCTTTCCGTTACGGGGTGGCGTCGGAGGTGCGGTAGGCGAGCCCGCAGGTGGTGCCTGCGCCGGTCGGGACCAACGCACGGCCTTTGACCTGGATCTGGGTCATGTCCGGGCCGCTGACGTTCGCGTTGGCCTCGTCGAACCGCACGGCGCTCATCGTAACCGTCAGACCCGGGTAGGTCGTGGTTCCGAGCAGCGTCGGGCCGTTGCTGGTGATGACCACCGACTCCACGGCATCTGCCGCCGTTGCGGCCAGCCCGCCGGTCGTCCAGATTTTCTGCGGGAAGCCGACCGCACCGGACGGGGTGCCGTCGACCAACGCCTCAAAATCGCACGTCGCCTCAAACGTGATCTCTCGCATGTCAGCCTCGACCGGTTCGCGCCGGGCGTAGCTGCCACGAATCATGAGCCGGTCGGCTTTCAGGCCGTTGTTGCACGTCACGGTCCACGACGTGACAGGCAGGCTGAGACCGCCGACCGTGAGCGACGTCGCACCCCACGGCAGGAACTCCATGCCCGACGTGTAGCTGGCAGACGCAAGCGACGTGGTTTGCAACATCGCCTCGAACAACGTGTCCATTGACAGCATGACCACGCCGCCCTGCTCTTGCGACAGAGTCCACGATGCGACCTTGCCTCCCTCATAGGTGAACGGCGCGTTGGTGTCTCCACAAGCGCCGTACGGCCGGTTTACCTGAAGGGTGAAGCCCTTGCCGCACAAGCTGCCGATGTCGGCGGAGTGAGTGTAGGTGCTGTCGGTGATGGATGAGGTGGTGACGCTGCCGCCGACGAGATGCTCCAGCCAGATCCCCCATTCCTTGGTCATGACAGGGATGCTCACTGAACCGGCATGACCGGTGATGCCTCGCACCCAACGGTCCTGACGGATCGTGCGGGTCGTGGTCCGCATCGCCGCCGGCTCGATCAACGACACCTCAGGAACGATGGACTCGTTCTCAAACTCAAAGAAGGTGTCGACCACCACCGGGGTGCCCCACGTGGATTCGGTTTTCACGCCGAGCTGCGTGTTCATCGGCATTTACGTCATGCCTCCTTTGCGGCCGCAGCCGCCTTCAGGTCGACCAGTTCCCACGAATCCTGTTCGGCGAGCGACTCGGCGAGCGACGTCGGCAGGTCGATCGTGCCGCCATGCTCGACAGTCACCCAACGGCCAGGCGGATGCTCGATCTCACGGGCTGCACCAGTCCGATGCACGTTCCGCACTCGCTTCAGAGCCACCTAACACCTCGCCAATATCCGCAGAGACAGTTCGCCGACCACACAGGCGACATCGTTGATGGTCATCGTACGCACCGTCGCCGATTGTGCGCTGACGCTGCACGCCGTGCCATCGGCGCTGATGTTGTCCCCGAGCAGCGTGCGAATGCTGCGAGGTTCCGCCGGCCCGCACGACAACAGGGCATCGATCTCATCCATCACACGCTGCGAGCCTGCCTGCTGTGGCGGCACGATCAGCACACGCATCCGCACGTCGTTACGGTTCGCCAGGCCGGCGCCCTCGGAATATGTGACGTAACTGTCGTCGGGGGCGATCACCAGGGCCGTGACGCCGGAAGCTGCGAGACTGTCAGGGATCGTGGCGAACACCCGGCACCCGTCGATCTGATCGAGCACACTGGCGATGCCTCGCCGTATGGCTGCGAGGTTCACAGCAGGCCCTCGATCTCGTATCGGCTTTGGATCGCTTTCTCGTACGCTTCGAACACGTCGGTGCGGCGAGCGTCGATAGCCTCGTAGATGAACGGCTGCGGCTTGATCGGCCCGCCACGAACGGCGTGCGCCTTGATCGCACCCGACTTGGTTTTGCGGGTCAGGCTGCGGGTCGCTTCGCGCTTCAGGGCTTTGTCGCTGATCCCGCCGGTTTTCGAGCCTGCGTTCGCCGCCATGAGCTGTTTGCCTCGGGTGCGTGACCCGCCTTTCAGCTTGGCCCGGCCAATACCTCTCGCAGCCCAGCCGAAATGAATGACCGAAGCGTAACGCAGCCCAAACTTCTTGCCGCCGACGATGTACCCGTATTGCGGCGATGCTTCCGCCATGAGCGAATCGCGCAGCCGGCCCGATCGCACAGGGGCGAACGTTTTGCTCGGCGGAATCAGCTCGCTCTCGACGATGTGGAGGTTGAGTTGTTTCGCTGCTGCCGGTGTGCCTGCGGCTTTCCGCAAGGCTCTCTGCGCCTCAATCAAGCCCTCTAGCTCGATCTCGATCAGGTTCCGGCCCACAGGTCAGCCGATCCCGGTCATGGCGGTGCCAGCCCGATATGGGGCGAGCAGATCCTGCACGGCCTGATCGTCGGTGATCGCCGCAGCGAAAAAGCCGTCGACACCGGAGCGGCCGGTCATGGTCGCGCGTCGTTGATGCCAGGCGACCGTCAGCATGATGGTGGCGACCTTCACGCCGGTTGGGACGGCCGGCCAGCCCCATCGAGCGGTGACTTGCACCCGGGCGCGCCCGGAACCACCGACCGGCCAGCGGTAGTCGCCGACGGCACGCAGATGTGTGCCGGGCCAGGCAATGCCGCCGACACCGATCGAGTTCAAGGGTTCGACCTGCCAGTCGGTGGACGCCCAAGCAACCTCAAAGGTGCCGTTGTCGTCGTCGTCGACTGCGACGGCCAGCCCGGTGGTGGACCCGATCGTGCAGCCAACAGCCGACAGGTCGAGCAGATATCGGTTTACTGGGGTGAACACTCGAGCGGTGGGGTGCGCCGCCAGGTCGAAGTTGATGCCGCACCAGGCGGTGACAGCGTCGGTGGCTGCGTTGCGTGCGAGATCCAGTTCGGTGTCGTCGACACCGTCGTAGACCCCGAGCCATGACCGCACGTCGGCGAGGGTGGCGTAGGCCATCGGTCAGCTCTTGCGTTTGCGGGTGCGCTGCGGGGTGCCCTCCGACGAGGGGACAGCCTCGTCGGAGGGCATCACAGCGACACCGCCCGGATCGCCGTGATCGTCGGATGGTCCGCCAGCGTTGACAGGCTTGGCGTCACCGTTGCCGATGAGTGCCTCAGCCTCCCAGTCGGGCAGGTCGATCTCGCCGCCTGCCGCCGGCCACGGGATGCCGTCTCGCAGGCCGGTGATCTGGCGGACCATCCGCACTTTCACTGGGGCAGGGTCTTCGCCCGGCCGCGAACCACCAGGGCGGCATAGACGCCACCGGTGGACGGGGAGCCGGTCACGGTGACAACGGCCCGGATGTATCGGGACCGGCCGATGTAACCGATCTCCTGATTGGTGCTGGCGGTGAGCGCAGCGTGCGTACCCGACAGGTTGGCGGCAGCCACGTCCGTGAACGTGCTGTTGTCGTCGGACTCTTGGAGCTTGGGCGTGTGGGTGCCGTCGGTGATCGCCCCGACGTTCCACACGGCCATGGCTGCGCCGTAGCCCTGAAGGTCGACACCGGTGCCGTTCGCGGTGGCGGTCCGGGCTGCCGGGGCGAGGCTCGTCGCCGCCGCCACGTCCTTGTTGAGATCATTGCGGTATGCCATGTCTTGTCTCCCCTTAGCCCTGGACCAGCAGCTTGCAGGCGCTGGTGTCCTGCACCAGACCGTCGTAACGGCCCATCGACACGAAGCCGACCTGCGCGTAGTCGGCATACCGTTCGGTCAGCCGCATGAGCTGACCGCCGGCCACCGTCCGCATGACGTAGCAGCTACGGAAGTCACCGAAGGCAATCGTCTTCTTGGTGGTGGCGACCGTCGAGTCCATGTCGTTGTTGAGGACGAACGGCCGACCGTTGATCGTGTTCGGCTCGCCAACCCGGTAGCTGACCTGGAAAATCGGCAGGCCGTCGTTGTCCTGCAACTTGCGGAGGTAGGCGAGGATCGAGTCGTGGAGCATGTAGCTGCCGGCCTGGCGGTAATCCCGGTCGACGCTGTGTTCCAGGTCGATGAGTTCCTCGACGGTGATGGCAGTGGCGCTGGCGGTCGTCTTGCCGGTGCTGAGCCCGGTGATGATGCCCTGCGGCTTGGACACGCCGTTGCCGACAGTCAGCGCCGTGTTCAGCGTGCGGCCCATGCGGGTGGCGAGCGCCCGAGTCAAGAACGCTTCGCCGGCGACAGCGTCCACGTCCTGCAAGTAGGACAGCGACACCTTGAGCACGCCGCTGGTGAGGATGTGCGCCGACAAGGTCTTCGCCCCAAACGACAGGTCGGTGGCGGTGCCGAGGTCGGCGTTCTCGCCCACCCAGGAACCGGTGTTGCCGGTGTCGTCGTTGGTCGGCCAGGCGAGCGGGTTGCCCGATGCGGTGGTGACGCTCTCGACGCCAACCTCCATCATGCCGCCGTAGTAGGCCATCGTTTCGGTGATCTTGCTCCAGAAACCTTCGGGTGCGGCGTAACCGCCACCGGCTCCGGTGAGCACACCCTGGGCACGCTGCTCCATCAGCCGGGATTCCAGCAGGTTGCGCTGCTCGCCGTTGAGCGACGAAGCGCCACCGACGAGGTACGCGGCGAAAGCATCGGCGTAGCTGCGGGATTCGTCGACGATCTGCTCGATCGAGGTGCCGAGCGGGGCGGTGCGCTGACGCTGCTCCGCGTTGATGTGGTCGATCGCCTCGAAACGGCTGTCGAGCTTGGCCTGCCGGTCGATGGCGTCGAGCTGGTCGGTGAGCCGGTCGATGTCGGCGAGCGCACGGGTGTGCGCTGCGGTCTCGTCGCCGGTCAGTTCGCGATTCTCGGCTGCGGCACGAACGAGGATCTCCTTGGCCTCGCCGTAGATCGCAGCACGCTGGTCCACCAGTCGCTGTGCGTCGTACATTGGGTTCACTTTCGGATGCCGGCCCGCTCGGCACGCTGTTGGAGCGCAAGCTGAGCGAGCAGTGTCGATGCTGGGATGCCTGCTGCGGTGGTTCCGGCCCGCTCGACGTGCTCCGAGGTGGTTCCGGCCCTCGGGTCCGTCGTGGCAATGGTCGGGACGGTAGCACGGTCCTCGTCGCTGCTGCTGACGGCTGCGAGGATCTCGTCCTCGTCGAGCGACAGCGACCGGCAGAGCAGCCCGAACGCATCGGATCGCAGTGTTGCGTTCGTGGCGGCACCGTAGGCGGCGCGGGACACCAGCGACACTTCGTGGAGTCGCACGTCGGTGAGGGTTCGCAGGATGGTGCCGTCGGGCTGGACCGTCACCCTGTCGCCGCCGGCCGGGAGGGTGAACCCGAACGACATTTGCGACACGACCCCGGTGCGGACCAGTTCGGCGGCGTCTCGTCCAGCTTGCGTGTCGGGCAGCCGAGCGTCGAACGCAAGCCCGCGGTCGGTCATTCGCAGTTCCAGGTTCCCGGCACCGGTCCGGGCCAAAGGCGTCGCCCAGTCGTGTTGCCACAGCAGGAAGATGTCGCCTCGTTCCAGCGTGTTCGCGAACGCGCTGCGGGAAACCTCTTCGGCGACAACCCGGCCGTCGGGCAGTTTCACTCGGGCGCGCACGTCGAACACGCTGGCAAGCCCCGACAGGTGCGGTGCGCCGTCCACCTCGCTGACGGCCCGTTCTTCTAGGCGCACCCAGACGTGTTCGGTGGTTGGGCGTGTTGCGAGGGCGTCGCGCACCTCGTCGCCGGTGATGTCCATGCGGTCCTCCTCTCGGGCGATTCGTTCCGCCCATGTCCTGCCGGGGTCGCCGCCCCATAACGCCCAAGCGATCCGACCGGCGCTCGGGTATCCGTCAGTGCCGGGCGACCAGCCTTGGCCCTGCTTGTCGATCTCATGCCGGGCGAAATACGACCGCATCCTGAGCACCGTGTCGAGCGACAGGTTGCGCCGGTTGACGATGTCGCGCGCCCGGGCCACCCCGATCTCGGTTCCTCCACGGCCGTATTCGGCGCGCCAGTCCAAGCCTCGTTGCGCTTCGGCAACCATCGCCTCGTTAGGCACAAACGGCGGCATCAGCCTTGTTTCGCCTTGAACGCTGCGGCCTTCTTGGCGTCACGTTCTCGCGCCCATTTGACCGACTGCTGAATGAGCGCTTGGTGCTGTGGCGAGAACGCTCCATGCGCCTTCACGGCAGCCTTGATGAGTCGACTGGTTTCAGCTCGGGATGGCGTCCCCTTGACCTTCGGCGCTGGTTTTGCCTTGGCTGGCGCCTTGGCGGCTGCTGGTGCCGCCTTGGTCGCATTGCTTGCCTTCGGTTTGCCTTTGCTGGCGAACCCGGGAGGAGGTTTGCCGGGCACCGCCGTGCCTGGCTTGGGTGGCGGAAAGTCCAACCTGCCTGAGGCAACGGCAGCGGCGCGCCCGCCACCTCTGGTGTATTGGTTGATGCCTTTCGGATTCGGCATGGTTCAGCCTTGACTCGTCGGTTGGCTCGGCGCTCCCGTCAACGGTTGCACCGCACTCGATTCATCCACCAGCGCCATGTTGGACGGCATGACGAACACCGGCGGGCCGGCAGGCAGGTCCATGTCCTCCAGCCGGGCGATGTCATGGTTCGTCATCGCCTTCATGTCCATCAACGCGCGATAGAACGCGCTGCGGCTGGCACTGTCGCCTTGCAGCAGGCCCTTCAGGTCGATGCGAGCTTCCCATGCGCCAGACTCCCAGCCGCCCGGCAACAGCTCTCGGGTGATGCGCTGCTCGGTCGC